CAGCGAACCCACAACCCGGCCCCGTTGTCATGATCGTACTCGGCTGAATTATCGGATGTGGCAGGTCAAACGCCATCATGAATGCAATGGCCCAACCCGCGTTCATCGCGTGCCGGAGAGGTAGCGTCGCGCCAATGGCAGACCGGACGAGCGGGAGGCCACCTGCCGGCACCAGTGCGCCGCCCGCGTTGTGTGGCGTCACGATTGCAGGGTACAAACCAATGCTTGGTAAGACCGAAAGTGCTGCCTGTGTAATCGCGTTTGAGCCAGCTGTCCAGCTCGCAATGCGATCCATGAGCGATGCGAAAGCAGCTGCGCTCATCTGCACCGGGACCACGCCCGGCCCAAGATGTAGATCCCGGCCATGCGTGTAGATACATAGGTTCGAGAAGCGACCGACCTGGACCCCGGCCGGCGCCGGAAAGAGACCGGCCAAGACGCCGCCGCCCCAGGTCGGCCCCCAAAGAGTCGTGCTGCCCAACACTGCCGCCAAATAGTTGAGCTCTGCCTGGGTGATGTTGCCGGCCGTGCCAAGGTGCAGCACTGCGCAGTCATCTTCGTCCGCGTCACACATGAAGTGTAGAAGCTCGCGGTCGTTGGCGATTGCCAGGCCGCCAGGCATGGTGACACCGTGGCTGCGTACCGCTGCCAGCTCGATTAGCAACGGGGGCACGAAGACACCGGCGCCTCCCTCCTCGGCAGCGCGCAGGTGAGCGTGGTGAAGAAGCAGACGCTGAAAGAGACGCACTTGGCCATACTCGCGGTGAGCCGCCATGACCTGGTACATCGAACTTGACGTGAATGGACGGTCCCAGCCCGCCTGCGTGCCACCGAAGGTGTCGATGACCTGGCGCGACGCCAGGTTCGCCGGGTCGCCGTTCAGGCGTTCTTTGAGCCCATTGTGGATGGGCAACGTCTCGAGGCGTGGGACGTAGGGTACATTCCGGCTCCCGACGAAGTAAGCCGCCGTGACGCCGTTCACCAGGCTCGACGTCACATCGTGTGACCCCTTCACCGAGCCATTGAATGGCATGACGTCGGTGGCAGAGGTGCCGACGCGCCCCGCGACCAGGGGCGCGTTCGCGTATGCGCACGGCCCTGTGGGGACCTGGCGCACGGTGTTGATGAAGGAAGCTTCCGCCTCAGCTGTGGTCATGCCGACGCTGGAGTAGACGCTGCGGTTCATCGAGGTTGTGTGGAGTTGAGTCTGAGACCCTTGTGGTTTTGAGAGACTATCTCGTTGTACAGTTCCGCTTGACCGGATAAGTGCTGCAACCAATCGTGGTAAGTTACTAACCCACGGATCACCCACGCCCCTAGATCTGGCGCACCGACTGGACTGTGAAGGACGTGAAACATCACACCACCCGTCGGATTCCAATTGGTTTGGTTGAGTCCATTGTCATCCAGCCCGTGCCACTGGAATGTTCGAAAACGTGGTTTGCCACATCTGGTACCTACCGTGAGGGCCTAGGCTCACGGGCCTGTAGATCAGATGCGCCCCTGTACTGCTGCGAGGAAGCGGTGCTAGGACTCAGTTGCTGTTAGCTCTGTTTGAGACACAGACAAAACCTCATGCTCTTTACTCCAAACTCCGGAACACGCCGCCCACAATAAGGTCGTTGGCAGGGGGCCCGGCGAAAAGCCGAGCCATAGAGACGTACGTCCGATGTGACCGCTGTTGTTTGGTAAGGCGGCGCGGATCACTTCCTGGAAAGGAAAGACGTTAACGGTCCCAGCGGCGGCTCAACAACCCCCCCCAGACAACGACCCCCGCATGAACAAGCTGGCATTCCCATCGGCACGGACTTATTGCTCTTGCGCTCTACGCATTGCCACCCACAGACGCGGGTGGCACGCGTCGACCGCGACGACCATGCCGTGCCGGGTGTGAGACCCAATGTTCCCGT